AATCCTGATACAGTCCCATTAGTCACTACTGGGGTTCCAGTGAATCCTGTACCAGTACTAGTTGTGACAGAATACCCAACAGTACTCTGACTATAATTTCCGCTGCCTACTGCTGTAATAGATACGCTATTAATGATACCACGAGCAAATGGGTCCGAATGTTGTGGAGGAACCTTTGTAAAGTCAGGGGTTATGTTTGTATCTGTAAAAGCAGTTCCAAGGGCTGTTCCAATGAATCCATATAGAGATGAGACAGGAACGCTAGCACTATAAGACGGAGATGTTGCATAAACATTATAAGATACTGCATTAGCAGATTGACGCCAAGTCAGACTATTCGAACCAGCTATCAACGCTATGTCAACATTCTGAATACTAGCAGGAGTGCTTGGGTTACTCTCTTCGCCTAAGGCATTAACAGCCGTGACTACATAAGAATACCAAGTCGATACAACACTGCTTGCTTGAGCAATAATGCTAAGAGAAGTAGGGGCAGCCATTACTGTAGAAAAAGTATCAGCAGTAAAGACCCAATTTGTATTTGAAACGCGAGTAAGACTGTAAGGAGAATATTCAGTCTGAGTACTCGTGTTGACACAAGTGAGTGTCATTACGTCAGCACTTTGAGTAAACTTAAGATAAGGTAGGTCTACTGCGGCATAAGGGGCCACGGCAGTATAGATACGGGCAACTGTTCCACCAGAAGATACAGTACTAGTTGTAATAGCAGTGCCAAATAGATTTGTAACTGTAAATGTGTCTACAGTTGGAGTTGATGAAACGATCCAAGTCAGCCCTGAAAACCCAGTATTACCAAAGTCATAGACCCAGTCACCGACTGAGTAACCGTGTCCAGTTACTGCGAATGTGCCTACACTGTTTACAGAAGCCGACTTACTTGCTTCAGTTACATACGCTCCCTGAAACTTGACACGCATATAGCTTTGACCAAATTCAAGAACGTAGCCTTGATTCAGTGAGAACTGGAATGGGATGTCTCTAGGAGGAGTAGGGTACTGCTGCTTGCACATACCGACATAAGCTAGTCCTGCGCGAGAGTTTGCTCCGCCTTTATAACTAGCGAAGAAGTTCCTCATTGTAGAACACCCTAGGGCGTACTTATCAAGATCTGTGCGTCCAAATAAACTAGGGGTCAGCTCACCTGCATTAAGGGCATTCTGGACGGTGATGTTACTTCCCATTATTAATCTCCAAACGAACCACCACCACCCGGCCAAGACATACTATAACCAGCACCAGAATTAAATCCGTTACCGTACCCAAATCCTAGATTATACCCTTGACCACCATACCTAGCCTGCATCCAGTCTGGGGAGTGATCCATATTAGTCACGCCTTCATTACCATCACGAATTCTTGCCTGAGCAATAGCCATCTCGGCCTGCTTGACACAACGATCCATAAGAGGAATGTCGAGGGACAGCGCAGGTACAAGAAAAGCCCCAAGCGTTGCAACCATGGCTTCCTGAAACAAGCTGTCCCAACCCGCAGGGTTAGAATCATTGACGGTATATACCGCCTGAGCAAGTTGCTGGTTAGTCAAGATCGACAACAGCGTTGTGGCTGGAGCGAGGGTAACCTTTTGGACCTTAAAGGGGATTTGACCACCAGTAGGTAACCAAGAGGCTGCTGCAACATTAACCGGGAAAGCAGGAGTGCTTAGACCAGTACTTGCAGGATAAGAAGGTACGATGTATCTGACGTCTAGGCAGTCAGAAGGATACGAGTATGCATACAGCCAAGGGGTCGGAGGAACTGGAAGAGTCAATCCGTCCGGGTTCTCAGGGGTACCCATGGCAGCAGCTAGAAGGGGCAGCGTTACTTGGCTTCCTAAGCAGTTCCAGTGGGCTGTACGGGCCAGTTGTTCAAACGTGGACTGCCATAGGGTACTGATGTGATCTCCCTCTACAGACCCGTCTGAGGGGTTCAGGGAGGAAATTTGACCACGGGCACCAACAGCCATAAGAGCTCGGTTGGCAATATTAAGTTGGTCGGCCATTTATGAACCTATCCCTAGTAGTAATAGACCTTGGTTATAGATAGCGGGGAGGATACTACCCCAAGTAAAGTACTGAGGAGTATAGAACCCCGGATTAAAGTAGTTCCGAGAAAAATAGGTCATGTCACATCTGTCGTGATAGCAGTCCTGTTACCGTTTGAATCCACTGTAGCTACGATACGATTCTTAGTATCCGCCACAGCATTCTTGAAGGTAATCGTGCTAGAGCCACCACCAGAGACCTTACCGGCAAGAGCAGACGATAAGAGTCTCAAAGCTTCCCGTGGACTTAAGCCATTCTCGATGGCATCGATGAAATCCCAGACAGCAGGGCCTACGTTTGCAGTAGTTAGCAGATCGCCAGTGACAGTAATACCAGCAGACATTCTTCCATAAGCATTAGGTGTTCCAGAGACAGTGCCGGAGCCTAGTAGGATTACTGCTGCATTACCAAGAGCCTTGATAGCCCCTTGAAGGTCACCTGAACCGGCTAGATTAGAAGCTATTGCAAATTGTCCACTGACAACTGCCGACAGGGTACCAGAACCAGATAAGGAACTACTGGCAGCCATTGTAGCATTGATACTAGAACCCACTGAGCTAGTGCCAGTAAGGTTAGCTACTACACTGACTAGAAGAGCCGCAGAAGCAGTTGTAATATCACCAGAACCAGACAAGGCTGCAACGATACTCGTCACGAGACCCATATTAGCGGTAACAGCCCCAGACCCTGACAGAGCAGCAGCTAGTGAGGCAATAGCCTTAGCAGCGGCAGTCAGATCACCTGATCCAACAAGTCCAGAAATAATATTAGCTTTTGCTAAAATCGATGCGGTTAGATCACCAGAACCAGTCAAAGGGGCAACTGCGTTAAGTCCACCCGCTAGACGGAATGGTGTAATATTGCCAGTACCAGTCAAATAACTCCTGCTTGACATATCTCCAGAGACTTCTGGATACATATAAGCATTCGGCGTATACTGACCAGAAGGGATAGAAGTAAGCTTTCTGGCAGTAGTTGATCCGTCTTGGTAAAGAAAGTTTCTATTTGCCCCGCTTTTATTAAACGTACTGCGGACTTGTGGTTCAACAGAAGTCGTAGAACCGGCTAAAAATAGACTAGGAAGTTTATTCAGTACAGAATAGTTACCTAGTAGCATATTAACCCCAGACGAATTCTAAGGACCCGAAGAAGGCAGAGTTCACAGGAGTAGCGGCACCAGCATAGATCAACCATGAAAGGCATGCACCATCCTGAACAACAGGCGCGGAAGGGAGTTGATTCAGTAGGTCACGTTCACCAGCGACACCAACAGTAGTGATTGGGATAGTCAATAGGGGTTTTACTAGAACTAGATTAAGTACACCAGAGATGTATGATGTCGAGATCGTGACACCAGTAGGAGTCTGGACGCCTTGGTCACCAGCCTGAAGAGGCATAAAAGGGCCAAACTTACCAGAACCAGTACCAGCATACGCAATACTGCCTACAGGAGCAGCGGTGTTACCAATAGGTAGCGCAGGAGCAGACGGAGTCGCACGAGACGCAGTACCGGCGTTACCTGAAGTCGTCGCGTTCGTATACGTCAACGTCAAGTTCGGGGTAGCAGCACCCATCACGGTTGAAGGGACTAAAAAGGCTTGTACACCAGCACCATTTGTGTACCGAGGGGGACGCAGAGTCATAGTATGGGTACCAGTACCAGCATCTGTAAACGCAATGAACGTACCAGCCTTAGCATTCGCATAAGTAGTAGACACCTTAGCAGTCGTAGCAGATTGACGGACTGCATAGTAAGTCGTATTTAATGATAATCCAGTAGGAAGAGTCGTAGTAGTTGTGAACTGACACGCCCAAATTGGACCACCAGCACCGCCAAAGTCGTTCGTATAAGTCAACAATAGACCAGTACTTGATGATGCAGTAAAGGTATTAGATGAGATAATCGTCTGAAGGGTAGTAGTAGTCGTAGTCGTAATAGGAACATACGCAAGAACGTCTACAAGCATAAGTACAGCCGGAGCAGTCGTTACAGCGGCTGAATAAACTGAGGCATTAAGTATCTGCTTCACACTCGGGGAGACGTCACCGCCATGCAGAATACCTGCACCAGTCGTTGGTGAGTAGTCAAACATCGACTGCATCACTAGATTCGTACCGGTACCGTAAATCGTAGCAGCACCGGGATTACCAGCACCACCGAAGAGATCGTACCACTGACCAGCAGCCTGAGCAGTCGTAGGAAGTGCGTTCTTATTCCAATCGGCTCTCCAGCGTTGTCCAGCAGACATCGCGGAAATCATTTGGTCCATACTTTGAATTGCCATTTAACCCCACACTGATTGAATCATACCGTGAAAGACAGAACCAGATAGGTTACCGTTCGGTAGACAAACTAAATTAAGATATGCATCATCTTGGATTACAGGGACAGAGCCACCAGCATCCATAAAGAATACTTTTTCAACAGGAGCATCAATAGTCCTGAGTTGAAAACTTGCTGTCGGATAAACAAGAGCCATAGAAATAAGGCCAACATCAACAGTGGTGAAAAGAATCCCATCCATCGATCTTACTCCGGTATCACCGGTTTGAAGCTGTAGAAAAGGAGACGACTGAAGATTCGCTGTTGCATTAGGAATCATTACTGTCCCGTTTACAACCTGAGTCGAAGCAATCACCTGAGTCGTCCAACGATTAGGAACCCCATCTTGATTCGTATACTGTACGAAATACACCGGAGTACCTGAATGGGCCGCGACTACTACTGGCATCAACTGGAGTCCTTTATTCAGACTCGGGGATACTGTAGAAGTAGTAGATTGCAGAGACAAAGAAGTAAGAGTAACTGTATCACCATTGCTATTACCTGTAAGCCCGAACTGAAAGCTCACTGTACTTGACTTAGCAATGAAAGAAAATGATCGAGTAACGCCTAGAAAGTTCTGATTAATATTAGCTGTATTGCCGTATGTGAATGAGAACATATCACTCGCACCGGCTGTATTAGAAGAAGCGACGTTTACTTGAAGACTTCCTGATGCAGAGGACATTGAAGAGATATTGAATTCACAACGATACATCTGACCTACAGTTACTGCGACACTGGTTTGTCCGGCCCACGCAGCGGCAGCCGAAGCTGTCATAGTAATAGCATTACCGGGATTTGATAATGAACAGTTAGCAATAGCAGTAAAACCAGTCGTGCCTGATACAGGAACTTGAGTCAGTATTTCAGAACCAAACGTAGCTGTACTAGATGCATACCAACGAGACGGAGGAGTCGTCTGAGTCATTGGTTGAACACCGCCAGTGCTTTCATCTAAGAATGGATAGAACCCCACCATGTCATATAAGACAAAGAAGGAAGGGATTGCAGCAGCAGTTGTATTAAGAATACTAAGTTGTTTCAGTAATTTTGTACTTGGTGAGACATTCATACCGACAGGAAGGCCATACGATAAAGAATAAGCTTGTGGTGTATAAGTATTAGGAGTGCCGATATAATAATTAGGAACAGGATTACCCGGAGACATACTCAGATCAAACCAGATATTTGCTCCAGTTGTTTGAGTAGGGGCCTTACGCCAAGTAGCCTGCCATGACTGGCCGTTATTCTCGGCAGTCACCATATCACTGATATTACTTATAGCCATTACTTATCTGATCCGACAGGCACTTCTTCATTATTCATCGTTGAAAAGCCAAAGGCTTCGGCAGACATAGAAGCAGTTACTGGTTTACCAACATGGCTACAATTAAGTATGACATTCCCTTCGTCATCTTGAGACACAGGGGCACCACAGATAGAACAATTTAACATTACGTCTCCGTGACAGTAAGCTGACCAATCGCAAACTGAGGTTGAATCAAGTTAGCTACGGTAAGTGAAGAACTCAATGCACCTTCATAAAGAACTGTGCCTGCACCACTTGAAGCTGTTCCGATAGCTACGTAAGTAATAGTCGCGCCGGTAGCGCCGCATTGTGCGAACTGTGCTAGGGCAGCGTTAGACGTAGAACCAGAAGAGGGAATAGCCCAGCCGGAAGTAGTTCTGACTACAGCAAGACGGACATAGTTTGTATAAGCTGTTTCATTAGTAGTCTGGTTATTGCCAACACCGGGATTAGCAGTATGTAGCGATAGATATAGACTAGTATTAGGTGACGTAGCAGTATTATCCGCAATGTTAGCCCAGTTCGTCGCGTTAAAGACTAAGGCTAAGATGGAGTTACAAGTAGCAGTACTTTTTGGCATAGCAGTCCTTATTTATAATAGATATTGACGATGAATTCAGAGGCACTGACAGAAGTAGTATCATTATCCGCAATACCCCCTGTAAAACAATACCCAATACCATTTGCGAATATCAAACCATTTTCATAACTACGGGCAACACCTGCTCCTGAGGCACCTGCTGGGACCATAAGACGGACCATAGGGGTACCTGCACCGGGAGTAGGAGCAGTAGCTGTGTCATAGATCTTCAGATAACCCATACTTGTAGAGTTATTAAAGATTTCAAGACCATAGATTTGACCACCAGAAGACTTAACTTCTGTTGAATTAGTTGAGTTTGTCATGACTTGTGACGAGATACTCAAACCACCTGCTGTAAGTGGAACAAGGCTTGTTCCTAATGTATCACTAGGCCCATTGCAGACCATTGTTACATAGGGCTTCACTAGTCCATTTAAAGCAGGATTAGGGAGCATTACTTCGCGCCGATTTTATACAGGCGGCTCATTCTATCTGGACGGCCCGGATTATTCCGAGTATTGAGCTTCTTTGCTCCATCCTTAGGATACTCAGCACCGACGATATTGTCTTCTGCTTCTTCGTTCTCTTCGTTCTCTTCTTCTTCGTCTTCACCAGACATATAGCAAATCTGGAGTTCTACACGACAGTGTGAACCGGACTCTAGATCCTGAGAAGATACCGAAGTAACCTTAGCAAGGGCGTGAAGATGAAGCATGTCACCTATTTCTAGGTCATTCTCGTCAACACCGATCTTTTCTAGCTCTTTCTCACATAGAGAAATAGACAGGCCGAATGGGTACTTAGGAGTGCCGAGGGACGGAGACATAGCCTCCGCCTTCTCGTCATCATCCATAGCCATGTCAACCATAGCTGGGATCTTTTGCATTAGGCAAATACGCGATAGTTATATACAGAGGTATCCGAAGCAGTGCCCTTGATTGTAAAGCCCGTACCAGCGGTAATTGTATCTACAACAGGAGCAGCACCAACAGTACCACCAACGGTCTTCAAAGTTACTGCAATAACGGAGTTAGCGGTGATTGCGGCATTAGCAACAGTTACCGGGGTAACACCATTCAACGTAACAGTGCCCATCATCGTATACAAGTCACTTACAAGAGGGGAGACTTGACCAGTAGTAAGATTGATATTAGAACGGGGAATTAGTGATTTAATGACAACAGTATCTACCATTGGTTATTCCTTTGAATTATTTTCAGTTTTACCGATAAGATCTTCGCCAGTCTTGTCCGACCCAGCGTGACGAGAGTGCATTTCTTTCATGTCTTTTTCATGACGAGAGTGCATTCCCTTTTGTTCTTCCTGATGACGCTTATGCATCGAACTGCGTTCGTCTTCCTGAGGACTGTTCTTTACTTCACCGTCGTCTTCGGCGGAAGAACCATCTGCACCGGCAGCGGCTTTGTCTCCACCTTTATTCACAGCAACGTCGCCGTCTTCATTACGCTCAAGCTTAGGGGACTTGTCGTACAACTTTGAATGTTTAGCCATTATTATTCCTTACCATACAATTTGCTACGAATCTCTTTAGCTGAGCGAGATTTCTTTTCTTCTGTTTCAGTAAGCGCCTTAACCTTCTTATCGGCCTTGGCAGCTTTAATTACTTTCTTCTTCATAGTTCCACCACTGACTTTCATAACATCAATAAGATTAGGGCTTACCATATATTAACCGAATTTCTTAGGACGACCGCGTCCACGCTTCTCGGCTTGACCAAGCAACGGGATGTCATCACGTAATACAGGTGAGATTGATTCTTTGTGCTTCTCGGCACCCATAACAGCCATTTCTTGGCGTTGGATTGCAGAGGCAAGTTCTAGTGCGCCGTCTAGGGTGCGAGGACGGCCAACATATGGACGACCGGCTTTTTCAGCAGCCTTACGACCTTCATTATCAAGCTTCTCTAGAAGTTCGCTCATTTTAACCCGAGCAGACTCATTAAGAGGCTCCATTTCGATACACGGATCACCATCGAAGTAGATTTCAGAATTCTCAACGTGGAGAGTATCGTCATCGCCATAAAAACCAGCTACGTCTAGAACTCGATAAGCAGGGCGTTCTGGACGTTCAAATTTTTCAGTAGTCATAGAATTAATTGATTCCTTTTAAACCCATCAGGGGTGGCCCGAAGACCACCCCGTCAGGACACATTACACTACGATGTAGTTATTGGCATACTTGCCGAAGGTGGCAATCTGAGCCGGGTTGACCACAAGTTCTGCGATAAACGGAGCTGAGAAGGTCGACGCAACGGTATAGGTAAGCTTGTAGAAGCGAGGTAGGACAGTATTCGAATTCAGCGAAGGTAGCGGAATGTCGATTACAGTGCCAGCAACTAGAGCAGTACCAACAAGGGCAACAGTGGAAACAAGGGTCGTGTACGAGCCCTCAGTGCCAGTGCCGCTGTCAGGAGCAGTCTTGACGGTGATGGTTACAGTACCAGCACCAGTACCAGCAGTAGGTACAGTTAGAAGGACATGCGGGATAGCAAGTCCGTCACCGGCACCATAGTCTTCGCCAACGGCAGTATTAGTTGCTGGGAAGCCATTAATGATCTGGGGCAGAGTGCCTACACCAGCGCCAGTGATATCAACGATTACCGATGAATCGGCAGTCGTGGTAACAGTCTGGGCAACGCCAACAGTGGTATTAAACGATAGAGATTGGTCTAAAAACATATGATTTCCTTTCCAGAAACCTTAAACGATACGGGCTTCTGAGTTCGTCAGAGCATCAACCACGCGGATTGGTACATCACGGAACATCAGGACGGGGTCACCGGCATAGTCCTTGCTGGATAGCAGGACGTTACGGTCACGAATCGCCTGAATGTCCATGTACTCACGACCAGTACGGTTTACGTACCAAGCAGGGAGAATACCGGGCACTGGATCATCTGGAGCATCGCTCTCGGTGATGCCAGTTAGACGACGAGAAGCAGTAGGTAGACGAACTACCGCACGGCTCATGATCGCAAACAGGTCAGGAGGAGTAGAACCCTGTAGGCCAGCAGTGGTCGTATCTACGTTAGCGATACGGACGTTATAACGCCAGTCCTTAACACATAGACCAACATTGAACTGGAACAGAGAAGTATAGGCTTCGAAACGATTACCGTTACCATCATACTGGGGAACGATGTCGCCCTTGTCTTCGTACACTAGACCAGCCTGCGAACCCTTCGGGAAGATGCCGAAGCAAGTATGGTCGCCCCAGCCAACTAGCCAGATCGACAGATTGTTCGAACCGGTACCACCAGCGTCAAGGACGTTTACGGCGTTCTTGGCAGTCGAGGTATTAACAGTGTTGTACAGAGGAGCTAGACCAGTGAACTGAGTCGGGTTCGTGGCTTCGTTCGAATAGAACAGAGCGGAAGCGACCTGCTGGGATAGACCTTCAATGTGGGCCATGTCTTCCGAATAACGGAACTTGGCTACATTGCCATTCAGGTTCGCAAGAGTCTTGTCGACAATTGAGTATGCCTGAAGCTGACCAACGGAGAACTGGAACTGAGCAGTTAGTGACTTGCTGGCCTGTACGCCCTGATTAGCTGCGCGCCATGTACCCTGAGGTAGGCCGGTACGGACAGTGACTTTGTGACCAAGAGGTAGATTGCCTTCCTGCCAGATCATGTCCTTCATTACTTCATTGCACTGCGATAGCAGCTCAGCAACGATAGCAATCGAACCATCCGGGTCGGCCCTACGTGCCCAATCAACTAGATTGGGAAATACGTTTTGTGTAAAAACCATGTTATGTCCTTATTGTCTTAGCCATATAAGGCTTTGACTTTTGATTTCGGTTGTGATACAGGCTTAGGAGCAGCGAGAGGACGGCCTTCAGACATGTTCTTACCCGCCGTAGCGAATAGTCTAATAACTGCTAGATTGTTCCCCAGACCCGAACTGTCCATCAATGAACGTAGTTCAGCCTGCTGTTCTTTAGTGCCTCCGTGAGTACGAATAAAAGTACTAGCGGCATCGAGTGTCGTTTGTAGACGATTACCCCCAAATTCAGGGTCCTTAGTCGTCGCTTCACGCCAATCGGTCTTCTGCTGTTCCCAAGCATTGTTGTAATGCTCAGTTAGCTTTTCTACCGCAGCTTTTGATTCGCTGATATACAAGTCGACTAGTTTCTGACCAGTTTCTTGGAGCTTGGCATGATCTGCCTTACCCTCAAGTTCTAATGCTGACAAAAGATTAGTCAACTCACCGACGCGAGTTTCATCAAGGGATACGCCCTCTGGGAAAACAAATGCGTCGTACTTTGGAGGCGGAGCCGGTTCAACGGACTGGCCCCCTTCGTCTTTAGGAGCTTCAGCTTCTGGAGGTGTTTCACCATCCTTAGAAGCCTTGGCTGATTCTTTTACTTCCGGGGTCTCAAGAGCCTCACCTAGCATACTCGGCGCAGGGGCCGGTGCGGGGGCTTCTGGAGCGGGAGCCGGACTATCTGGTACTACCGTACCCACTGGATCAGGAGCCGGTGTAGGGGCTTCTGTAGGCGTTACAACGGAGATTGGAGCTTCTTGGGCAACAGTTTCGACTGGAGTCACTGGGACTGGGGCGACGGGTTCGTCAGCCATTAGTTAATATTTCCTTTATTTTCCGTAATCATATTAAGATATTCTTTGGGAGCAGCGATTTGGATATCTTCCATAATCCTGAGTCCGACGTTCTGTTCTCCGCATGAGAAGGCAGTCCGGTGAGGATCGTCCTTAAAAGGGGTCTGAAAGACTTTACAAAACGTCAGGATATCGTAGAACCATCCCCGACCTTCTGGGTGTTGCATCGCTGCCTGAATGAACTTAAGGCGATCTGCCCTTTTTCGGGCATACTTCTTACGAGCTTTATTGACTTGCTCTTTATCTGAAGTATCATATGCCTCTTCAGCTTGTTCAGATAATTGGTTCTCTAGAACCGAATCAGCCATCGGTCTTGCCTAAGACAGCAGCATTCTTAGCACGTTGGTCAAGGTTAGCGGTAATATCGCTCCAAACCATAGCCTTACTAGTAGCAATAGTCCGACCAGTGTCAGCCATTGTATCTAGGTTCTCTTTGATCTTGATCCAGATAGGACCAGCTTGTTCATCAGAGAAATTAGTAATTCCGTGGGATAGTGTTACGATGCCTTCTAAAATGTCTCGGATATCGAGCCACTTAGGGTTCATCTGAGAGTGGGCCAACTGGTGAGCCGAACCTGCGGCTACCTTTAGTCCATCAATAAAGTCTACGAAAAGATTTAACTTCTTATTTCCTGTAACCAAGAGAAACTCTCCGGCTCTGCTTGCAGACTTCTTGAGGCCATCAATATAGCGATCAAGCATTTCTGCTTCTGTAATAAATAAAGTCATTGTTCTCCTTGTTGTTTATTCAGTATTATAACACACTTAACAGTACATGTCAAGTTATTAAGAGCCACCCATTAATTGAGCAAGGACATCTTGTCCACCGCCAGTATCAATCCCAGATAGAACCTTACCTGCTGGTGCCGCAGCCCCAGCGGCCTGAGCCATACGCTCTGTACGCTGCATCTGCATCTCTTGCTGCTGCTGCTGTGCCTTCTGATTCCTGATACCTGCAACTTCATCCTCTCCACGTAGGATCTTCTGAGGATTACCTAGTAATTCATTATATTCACAGACAACGGCATCGGTATCAATGTTATCCATTGCAGTTGGTACCAGAGGAGCCATAGCGCCTACGATTTGGATCAGACGTTCAATACCACCAGTAGCGGCACCCTTTTGAGCCAGTGCAAGCATCGAGACGAACTCGACGTCTAGTGGAACGCCCTTAAGGCTGTCTGGGGGCTCGTCAATGAGACCCTTACGCTTAAGGATACTATAGATCCTCTTAAGCTTAGGCTTCAGTGACTCAGCAATAAGACTTTCAATAACCGGGCCAAGGACTTGTAGCTTCTCTTGTAGTTTCTGAGCTACTTCATATGCCGTCATACGCTCAGGAGTATTAGCTGAGTTCTCTAGCATCAAGAAGAGGTCGTTGAAGAAGCCCTTCTGAATCCTTTGTTCAATAATCTGGATATTCTGCGACATCGCAGCAATTTCAGGGTTGACCTGATAAATCGGACGGATACCGCCATTCCTTACATCTGAGACGTAAGTAAGGTTACCCGGAAGGGTACTACTTGGCTTATTCTTAAGCTCCATAGAACCGATCAGCGGTGGACGGACAAGCTTCTCAACAGCCTCGGCTAGACGACGAGTCATGACCTGTAGCTGCATGATGTCCGGGAGGACGTCCATACCGACAGAACGGCCATACGCATCATTGCTCTGAGTCGACCAACGAGAAGCAGTAAATGGCTGGTCTACGAAACCACGAAGAGACAATGGAGATCCGGCATTGCTGCCAAAGACCCAATACGCTTCTCTCCAAGCGAAGTTACCCGGAATCTTTCCAAAGCCTGTGACTTCAAAGTTAGGCTCAATCGCATGGGCAACCATACGTTCGACTTCTAAATTATTACCCTTTTCGGCCCAGAGCTTCTGAATATCAACTGGACACTTATCGACACCAAAGAAGCCAACCATTTGAGATACGGTCATGACGAATAATCGATACAGACCATCGACACGCCCAGTAGAGCTATTGCTTAGGAAGTACTCGCCAACAGTAGGATTGTAGCACCTGATGATATCCTTATCATCTTCGTAAATAATGTTAGGAGCAGTGCCAAAGGCAGAGATGTCTTCACACTCGACGGCAAAGGCATTATAGAAGTTACTGCCAGCAATGACGTTATACATCCGGTCTTCGGTCTCATCGAGCCACTGACGGGCTTCTGAGTCTAAGACTAGCTTCTTAATACCCGGAATGATCTTGAACCATGGACGGCTAGGCGAGGCAAGACCAGACATAAGTCCAGACGAGCAA